CTGCTGCTCAAGAGCCTGACGGGCCTCGGTGTACTTGCCTTCTGATTCGAGTTTGCTCTGCTCGGTCTGAGCCTTAAATGCCTTCAGTGCCTCGTAATCATCTGGCACTTCATTTATCAATTCATTCTTCTGCAGCTTGCCGATCAGCTCGTAGTTCTTTTTCTCTAGAGCCGCGATGCTTGCCTGCAGCTTGCTGACATCGACATTGTTTGCAGTTTCTGGAGACGTAATCTCCTGATTTTGCTCTTCAGCCATGAATAACCCGTAAGGTTAATTGCGGGCTCAGTTTAACTGTCCGATCACCATTTCACCTTGTTCGCCCACCAGGCCGGGTACATTTTGCCAAGAGCAATGTTTTTGGCGTGCCTCGACTTAAAGCTGGCTCGCTTGGCTTTCATCTCTTTGCTTTCGCCTTTTTTAGGTTTGCCAGCAGTCTTTGCGCCCTGCTCCCCAAAGCGAATCAGTTTGACCTGATCGCCCTCCTTAGCCAAGACAACATGGCTTTTCGTCGGGTGGTTAGGCGTCCGTTTAGGCTTGTTGAACCCGGACAGCCCATGCTTTACCAGCCGTGGGTCGCGTTTTTTAGCGGCCATTATTTTTTGGCTTTGCTTTTCGGAGCCGATCGCAGCTCAGATCGCTTCTTAAGCACGGCATTGCCAGTGCTTTCCGATTTGATGGCGATGATCGGATCACCTTTTGCGCCACGACGTGTGACTGTGCCGCCACTTGGCCCCTTGATGCTGTAGGACCCTTCGCCCTTAACACTTGTCACAGTGCCAAAGGTGCGCTTGCCCCCATAGGTCCAGCTGACACGAGATCCTTTTTTCACTTTTTCTTGCCTCCTTTCTTTTTCTTGGTTTTGCCCATGGGCTTGTTTGGCTTTTTAGGGCCGCTGTAACCAGGCATCAGGAGTCTCCTTTGGGCTCTTCTGTTTTAGCAGTTTTCTTTTTCGACGCCGGTTTTTTGGGAGGGCATGACGCAGGAGCCTCTTCCCCTTGGGGAGTGAATTGATACTTACTTGGCAGAGGAGCCATAGCCACGGTTGCGAAGTTGTTCCAAAGTTAACTCCGTACCGTCCCTTCCAACAAATTTACGCATTGCATCTGTCGGGCCATACCTACGAACAAGCCCTCGCCACATGCCTAAACGACCTGGCCCAAGTACATCCAGCTGTGTCTGCTCATCCTGCTCGTTAAACCACTCCCCGTAGTTGTCCTGAATATCGCGGTACTCACGTTCAAGACTCCTGGGGATGTTCACAGGTATTGACCTGCAGTTGTAGTGCTGAGGTGGCAAAGGCCCCTTGCCATGGGTAAAAACCTTGCCGTCAAGTGCCCTGCAGATGGCGGAAGTCCTGCTGTCAAGGATCGCCGTATAACGATATTTCCTGGTCACATCTGAGTTCTCTGCCGCGATGATCTGATTTGCTGCAGCTGCAACCTGACTGATACTTGTTCGGACGATCGCCTTAATCTGCCGGTTCGGGATGCTTGTTACCTGCCCACCCGCTGCAATCACAGTGTCGATTGAGCCACGCTGTTCTCGGGTCAGCCGTCCCTTCAGTCGCCGGACAATCGCAGCTGTTGACTGCCCCTCAAGCAATCCATTGCGGACAGACATGCTGAAAAGCTCTGCCTGCCTCGCAGACATCTGATTAAAGGCATCCCGTACGACCTCACCGTTTGGCAAGCTGATCTCCTGCCCCAGCGTGAGCTGAAACGTCACTGCGTTTCTGGCAACCCGCTCGAAGCTGTCGCTCAGGTTGACAACACCAGCCATCGTCGGTTGCGTTGTCACCATGGCCTGAGCAAAGGCTGGGCTGACTTCAACTGTTCCCACAACTGCAGCGGAACCAGCAGGCAGGGCTTTTTGCAACTGCTCTGCCGCGAACTCTGATTGCAAGACCACAAGACCCTGCAACTCCTCAGTCATGGTTGCAGTGCTTGCTCCTGCCCAACTGTTCAGAGACTCATTCAGCTGCGCGAGAATGGCCCGTAGCCGTGCAGCTTTGACAGGCGATGCAAGCTCATCAATCCCACGGAGCTGATCAACAGCATCCAACACAGCGTCGTTATATGCACGGATCAGACGCCTCGCTAAACCGTTGCTGAAGCGATTGAGGTCGATGGCATTGCGATACAGCTCCCTGAACTCGCTCATTTCGGTTTTAACCCCACTGCGTCAGCGGTTTCAACACAGACCACCGAAACATCAGCCCCGTGCGTCAAAGCATCCCGAATGATGCTGGGGATTTCGGCTACCGCCTCTTTGTCATACCTAGAGATGCTGGACTCAAAAACATCACAGATCTCACCGTCAAAAAACCAAGTGATTCGGATAACGGCGTAATACTCGTTCTGCAGCTCCTCCTGTGAGAAGTAAACGATCTGTTTTCGGGGTCTTCCGCTTCTGCTGACCTTACTCAGCCAGTTCATCAGACTCATTGGCTTCTTCTGGCATTGTGACCTCTGCAGGCGGCGAAGACTCCCTTTCGATCATCCCGCCGTTTTGGGTGGCATCAACCTCTTCCTCTACGTCGAAATCATCGCCCAGAACTTCCCCTGCCTCAAGCTGCAGGAGCAGCGTTTCCTGGGTAATCGTCCCGGCGGTATAGAGCTGAAGCAGTGCCTGTATCTCCTGCGGCTCCAGACGCATCCCCATAAAGTCCCGGTTAACAAGACTGCTGCCTGGGTTTGACTGCCCCAGGAATGCAGCATGGAAGCGCAGGCAGTTATCGATCAGATCCTGCATCTGCTGTGCGACAACCATCATTGTGCTGTCACCCTGGCTTCGGTCGATCCGTTTGGCCTCTGCTGTTTCGCCTACCAGCTTCGCCCCCAGCACTGCTGCAAGACCCAGCTCATTTATCTGCCCTGCAATCTGCTCAAGGCGACGGAACTGTGCGTCATAGCTGTTGCCGGCTGGTTCGATGTACTGAGCAGACGATCCTTCAGGCAAGGCCATCGCCTCACCTGGCCCCGCGCTGATCTCCTCTGCCGACTGCGGGAAGCCAAAAATCGCAAGCATTGGAACAGCACTGATGTGCAACTGGTTCCCTAAATCAGACTGCACCTGATAGTGCTGCAGATTTAGCTCGGCAATGTCTGCCAGCGGCGGAAGCGACTCCATAACGCCTAAGCGGTTCGAATAGGCAACACTGAAAGGTATTTCATTCAGGCTGGTACGCCCCTCATCGACAACTCTGAAGTCACCCTTTGCATCCTTTTGGTGGATTTCATAAGCGCCAGGGGTCAGAACGCGTACCTGCTCAACCTCTTTTTCCCCATACAAGCCATCAGGGATTAACACCTTCTCAGCTAGCCGCAGTTGAGTCAGTTTTTGCTCCCCATCCGTCAGCTCATGCCTGAAGCCCAAAATATCTCTGGGGGTATAGCTCGCGTAATACGGTCTGCCGCCTTGCCCAGCAACAGGCGCATCGACTAAGACACCAACGTGCCCGTAGCGGATGCACAAGCGTGCAGTCGCAAAAAGCCAGGTCTGCAGGTCGTTGCCCTGCAAATCGACGTTAAACAGCTGCTCTCTGATTTCATCAGGGACATCATCAAGCCGGACAGGCTTCCGAGTCAGCATCCCTGCCAGCATCCGTTCCAGCCTTACGTAATACGGGCTGAGCACAGAACGCTGCAGTCTGTTGTCATATGACTCGTCTAATTCTCTTGGCTCCTGCGGCAGATATTTGCGGTGGCCTTTTCGGATTTTGTAGGTGCCACCCAAAAGCGTCTCAATCAGCCCCCAGTGGGGTTCCATGTTGACCCAGGCAGTATTCGGATCACTGACCTTCGTGACGTTGCCAACTCGCTGACGCCCGCCAGAAAAACCTGAGTACACAGCAGAACCCCGCCCGATGGCAACACTTTAGTAAAGACGGATCCCCGTGCCCCGTCCAGCTCTTTCGTGCAGAGGATTAAACGCGCCCAGGATTAAATACCCCAAGCCATCTGTCCAGTGTTCAATGTTGCCGCTCTTGTCGATTACATACTCCTCAGCCCCTTGCTTGTAAGTCACGTTTCTCAGGGCTTTGATCGTGTGTTTACAGCGTGGGTGGACGAACAGTTTCATGTCGCCATTAACGGTGCGAATCATCCAGTTTGTCGCGTTGATTTTGTCCTTTACCGCCCATGCTGATTTTGGGCTGATGCAGCTGAACCCTGCACGACGAATGATGTCGTGGTCAGTTCTGCCTGCTGATGATGTCTTGCGGGCTGAACCAGTCGGGTCCGGATACGCCAGGATCTGACGATCAGGAAACCGCTCCTTCAGTAAGGCGCAAACCTCATCGGTGTTTGACTGCATCACAGCAAGCTCATCCCAGATGTGCAGGCTGTCCCCAACCCTGCTGCCGAGAACACCTGCCATAACGCTGACGTTAAAGTCAGATCCCCAGTAGATCGGGCCGCCCATATCCTTAACGTCCTCGCTGATGTTGTCGTCATCGAACCCGGGGTAGACGCGACCCGCCAGGGTCTCGAAGCTCGCAAGGTATTCCTGCTGAAACGTCCGGTGATCCAGCGTGTTTTTGGCTGCCTCGATCTCCTCCGCTGAAACGTTGCCGCCCTGAATCGTCGTAAACGAAAAGGTGTCCCAGTCGTTTTGCTGCTGCGCTTGCTCCCACAAATCGTGGAACCAGTTAAGTCCTGCAGGAGTTGTGATGAACCACGCTGGGCCACCCTGATCAGACAAGGCAGGTCGTAAGACCATCTCCCACGCCGTCTGCTTCACGTAAGCAGCCTCATCGATGACAAGAGCAGACAGGCTCACGCCACGAAGGCTGTCCTCGTTATCAGCACCACGCAGTGCAATCAGGCTGCCGTTCACGAACTCCACCGACAGATCTGATTCGTTGCGTTTAACCACAAGCTCATCCGGAGCCATAGTTTTGAGCTGACGCCATGCGATCTGCTTTGCCATCCGATAGTTAGCGGTGACATACCAGCAGAGGCTTC